GGGAAACACGGATTCCCACACACATAAGGACCATCACAAAATTCGGCAAAGCCTAAAAATAACGTCCTAACTCGCGTGTAGTATATACATGACAATAAGATGACGGTCACAACCGTCAAATTGAAAGTCGTTTGCGCACCGTCTGCGCTCCGCGATAGATCAGCCAAGGGCTGCTACCCAACCTGTGTTCGAGTTGTAGGCATGTCCGGTGTAAACACCAGGCGTGCCCATCCAGAACACAAGGTTGTAATCCTCACCTGCTGCGGAAAGCACGATGAGATGGGGGTTTACTGTCCATCCCCCCCTGATGGTGTTGACCCTAAAACCGATAGGGCCGAACGTGAGGTCATCCCCGCGCCTCGGCGTGGCGAAGAACCTCTGCATCATCATTGGGACCTCGATCATCGCCACGATGCCAGTGTCGTTGATCTGTAAATCGCCGCCGGAAAGCAAGTCCCCGGGTAGCGCGCGGAGTGCGTTGGTATTTCCTGTACCAAAGCACGACGTGTTGCCACCATAGGTAAAGAGCGAGGTCAAGCTCTGACCGGCGTCGTCCTGGTACGCCAAATTGACGAACGTCATCGTCTTATTCGGCGTCGTCAACGGGCTGCCAGTCGCTGTCCCGCTAGTGGCCGCCCCAAACGTCCCATGCGAGGCCAGCACGCCTCCGACGTCAATCACCTTGTGCCGAACAGCCCCACGCACTCCAGCGAAAGCCTGTTGCAAAAAGCCCATGATATTCGACGGGACATCACTAATCCCGGAATTCGGTGACCCCGACGCCCAAAATTGCGTGGCGGTCGACTGATCACGGGCCATCGGGTACAGAGGGAAGTACAAGCTCAAAGCAGTCACCTCAAGCACAGTCTGAGTGTACGCCGAAGGCTCCAAAACAAGGGTGGGCGTGTACCGCTTCAACAGCGGACGCAGCGAGGGTATGGACTCCCCAACCACGTTCAGGTACGTGTGACTCTTCAAAGTCCCACCACCAAACATACACGGGGCCTCGGTTTGGCCGCTCACACCAAGATTGCGAAATGGGTCGCGCTTCGCCGGCGCGCCAGAGGCAGCATTGTACTGCATCATCCCCGTCCCATACGGGATGCCGTACCACAAATCGTCGCCGCCACGCTGGAACACGCTAATCGTCAAAGTAGCTGCCGCATTCGGGGCCTGCAACGGCTCAAGAACCTGCACGTGAAAAGCACCATTGTCGCCAGTGCCGGAGCCAGAAGTAAGATTCGTGACAAACGTTGGATACGAGTTCTCGCTATTCACGACATCAAGGTAAGGAACGTTCTGGGACCAGCCAATGATCACATGCTTCTCGGTGGCATTCGCAACGTCAAGAATGCAACTCTGGGCAATCGGAAGCACCGTCGCAGCCGCCAAATTGCCATAAGCCTGTCCTGGAGAATACCACATCAACAGCTTCCCCCTGTGAAAAGGGGTCGCACTAACCACAAACTTGTACTCCATCGTACCCGACCACGCCTTATAAAACAAAATCGGCAAGGAACACGGGGGGAGCATGTAAGTGGTTCCGGAAACAGGGGCGAGCACCGGACTCACGGTTATAATCGCCTTCGCTGTGTCGGTGGTGTCAGTGGTGGCCCATGTAAAAGAGCCGACATAGCCCCACCTCCTCAAAAGTGACGAGTAGGCCAAGGGGTCATCCTCCGCCCCGAGCTGCCCGAGACCAACGGCAAGTTGATTCTCAGGGTCCAGGGTTATCTTCATGACAGAGTCAGTCCCAGTTGCAGCCGACAAGCTGCCAACCGGACGCTGGATCATGTACGAAGTGTCCATGGACGCCACAGGCCGCGAGAAGCCAAAAAGGGCAGCAATCTCGGCCATTGCTCCCATCCCAATCGAACTCGCCGTCGCGTACTTGCCGACGCCGGGAAAAGCACTCGCCTTCGCGACCATGCTCGACAAGGCGCTCATCGGGCCCGACACCACACCAGATGGTGGCGGAGCCCCTTCATGTTGGACCTTTTTCAGGCTGGCCCCGGCCTTGCGGGCGGCAGGCTTGCCACTCGCTGCCTGGTAAGGCGTGGGATCCATCAACTCCACGTCCTCTAGCCACGTGTAAACTGTGACATTCGGGGTGCCAGGTGCAACCCCGTCATCTCGCCCAATGGGTTGGAAAGTGTCCCAATAGAGCACGGCATAATCGTCTGGGATGGAACCGTTCACTGCGATCTGGTACGCGTCCGCGTAGTAAAAGAAAGGAAACTTGATAACCACGGAGTCGCAAGAGTTCGCATCAAACAAGGTAAAGTAGTCCGTCGACGATCGCCTGATGTAGTTCGTCGGGGCATTCGACAAGGTGTAAGGCAGCATAGAAACGCCTGCCAGACCATAATGGTGAGTGGTGGTGCTCGTCTGAAGCCTCACACACAAAGTAAACCTCATGTTCTGGAAGTAGCGAATCTTGTCTGCAATCGAGGCCAAGTTGAGATACGACGAAAGGGGGGTATGCGTTCCCGTACCCCCAACGGACGTCCCCCACGTGAAAGTGTGGGTGAGCACAGGTCTGGACAAAAAGTCCTTCAGGTGCGACACGGATGGTAAACTTGTGCGCACCGACTCACTCGACCATGAATGAGAAACGGTTGTCAACGTCGGCGCGTCTGCCACGTCAAATTCTGTCAAGACATTGGACACCTCTGTTGAGGTAGTCACAGTGTCGACTGCTGTTGGTAAGTCGTCGGTAAGTGAGTTGTCTTTTGAAATGTAGGGGCACTTTCCCCAACACCCTAGCGCAAATCCGTGCGCACGGCCAGTCGGGCCTCGGGGTCGTCATATTGAGTGGGGCTGCCACCATGGGTAGACGACACGGGCTAAATAGCCAACCATCTCGCGGTGTGGGATCGCGCACTCGGCCGCCGCACACCACCGCTCATGGTGCCCTAACATGGGTATGTTTCGGGTCGCCCACTAGCCTACCGGGCTACGGACCTTGGTTTTTAAGGTGGACAGGCTCCACCCAACGCACATTCGCAAACCCGCGAACCACTCGCATGACGCAACACTCGCAAATCCGCGAACCACTCGCATGACACAACACTCGCAAGAACCGCGAACCACTCGCATGACACACACAAATCACACGCTCACGCCTGCCTGGGCTTCAGCGAAGACTCCCACGTCTCGAAAGAATCACTGAGGTACTCGGCAAAGCACTCGTCGCCAGTCGGGAGGCGGCGACGGCGGAGGTCATTAACGTCCAAGAAGTGTTGTAGGAGCACCCGACCACGCTCGAACTCCTCGGGGCCCCACAACCACAACTCGCGGCACACGTCAATGGCCACGTCACACGCTACGGCCAGATCGGGGGCACCAGTGGGCGTCTTCAGCACGTACATCATCCCCTTAGCAATGGACTTCTTCTCGCGCGCCCCAAGGTACCGCTCTCGGCCATCGGGCATGATCTGCGCCCTGAAATACCGCTTCAGCAACGTGATCTCCCCGAGCGCTCGTCGCGCAGCCGGGGCACTCTTGTCGGTCGCATGGGTATACACATATCCCATCTCGAGCATGCGCTTAGTCACATCCTCCGCATTGAGCTTCACTTCCAGAGCCAGGGGCACAGCCCACGCATTGTCATCGCCTAGGAACTTCTTGACCATCCCCTGCCACAATTCGCGCATCAAAGCCTCCCCGCCTTGCAAAAACGCCGCCGCAAGGAGCAGGATGAGCGAACTCCAACTCTGGAAGTCGGCCGTCGCCGACACGCCGCTGCAGAGGGACCACAGGATCCGAAAAATGTCGCCGTAGTGGATGACTCGCGGGAAAAATGCGCAGCACAACAAGATCCTCAAAACCATGATCTGGCGACGGGTGTATCCAATGAGAGCGCCAATCCGCGCGCACAGCATGATCAACGCCGCCTTCACGGCAATCTGCATCGTCTTGTCAAACGACTTGAAGTCTCCGTCAATCGCCCTCGATGACACTCCATGGAATCGCACGCCAATGCGGTCCCACTCCGGACCCGCGGCGTTCACTCCAATCAGGGTGCCAAACACATCATTGTGGAACCTGGTAAACATGATGATCGGGATGATGAAGGCGCGAAAGAGGATGAGGAAGGGGAGGGGGAAAGTGTAAATGACCCGCGCTTCACCCGACGCCACCTTACTCGCCGACAGGATCTCCTTCATCTTGGGGTTAAGCTCCGCAACCACCACGGGGCAACGCCCACTCGCCGCGAGCTCATACATCTCGAAGACCTCCTCTTGGATCGGGGGGACCACCACGCGCTCCCCACCGACCTGATCGTACCATGATGCATAAAACTTCTTCTGCCCGGGGTAGGGCATAGCACTAGTGGAAAAGTCAATCGGGGTCGCCACCGGATCACCTGGCACACCGTTCACCGCCTCACGCATCGACAAAGGCGCGTTCCGCCTGGCAACGTAGGTGGTGCGAGCACACTCCTCAAGCAGCAGAAACACGATACTCTCAAACGAGACCTCCCCAATGCGAGGGGCATCC